CGATTGCTGACAAGATTGCGGATGGAAATCCCGGAAAAAGACCGCTGACTGTAATTGATTTCAAAGACAGCGCGGCTGACCTGGAAGGACAGGATATGCCCAAGCCCAAGGAGTTCCTTTCCGCAAAACAAAAGGACGGCTCTACACTCTGTGCCGCCGAAATTTATGAAACCACATGGAACTGGCTATCCGCTCGTGGATGCGCCGCCATCGTTTCGCCCGACCTTATTGAACGCTTCGCTATGGCAAGCGCCAGATGGATTCAATGCGAGTCCATCACAAGCGAGGTCGGTTTTCTGGCAAAGCATCCTACCACGGGTGCTGCCATCCAGTCACCCTATGTGGCTATCGCAAATACCTACATGACGCAGGCCAACCGTCTGTGGTCAGAAATTTTCCAGATCGTTCGTGAGAACTGCATCGGTGAGTATAGCGGTGCAAGCCCCCAGGATGATGTAATGGAACGTTTGCTCCGAGCAAGGGAGGGTAAGTAATTATGGTAATTGCAAAAGTGGTGGTGAGCGGTACAGCCATTCGTACCGTGTGGAGCCACAAGATCACCAAAGGCATGGTCGGTGCCAAGGTAGAAATCGAATATGCTGGCGAGACCTGGGAGAAGCTGAACCGCACTGCTGTCTTCCAGGGTGCGGTTACCAAGGATGTACTGAATGTAGGTTCCGAGGTAACCATTCCCTGTGAGGTTGTCGCCGAATCTGGTCTGAATCTCTTTATGGGCATCTATGGAACTGATGCCGACAACAAAGTTGCAATACCAACTCTTTGGATTCCGCTGGGTATGGTTCAGAGTGGTGCCGATCCATCCGGTGATGAAAGCACAAATCCCGCACTTCCTGTGTGGGCGCAGATGGAGCATCGCTTTGAAACCTTAATGCATTTGGCGGACAATCCAACGGAAATGACTGCGGCAGCAGACTGGGCAGCGACTGAGTTAAATCCTGGTCATATTCTCAACCGCACTCACTGGGTCGAAACCGTCGAAAGTGATAACTCCTTTCATGGCGATATGACTGGCAGAACTACGCTCCAAGTTGATGACGGTATGTACCTTGTCAAAATGTCTGATGAGGTGTACACAGTGAACGATCTGATAGGTCATACACTCACATTGTATGTGAGAGGCGAAGACCCTGAGACAATGACCTATGAACTGAACGAAGATAATGTCCAGGATCTAAGATCTGAAGGGGTCCCTGTTGTCATGGCTTGTGAAGGCCTTTGGAGTCTCCAGAATGATTTTTCATTTCAGGGCTTTGACTTCAAAACCGGGACATATTTCCTGTGCTTAACTGATGATCTCGGACCTCGTGCATATGCGATTGAGTCCTCCTGTCTTCCCTCGCATCAGGAAATCATTCATAAATTGGATAGCAAATTCATCGACGCCGACTGGTTAGCAGGTACGCATACGGGAGTTGAAATTGTTTTACCCGAAACGACACAAACCTTCAGCGGAAGGCAAGCCAAGCAGTCCTTTGTCTTTGAACTCGAACCTGGAAAACAGTACACCATCACTTGGAACGGAACGCCGTATATTTGCCATGCTGTTGGCTTACCCGACAGCTTTATTACCATCGTATATGTCGGCAATGGGCATCTCGTTACAGAGAATCTTCCCGAGTCCGCCGAACCCTTTTGTGTGTACTCTGTCTTTTTGGGAATCCAGTTTCTCGGAACATCTATCGTGGCCGCTGAAGCCGCTGATAGTGTCACTGTTGGGGTATCCCAGACTGGTAAAGTCAGAAACAGAATTCCTTATGAGTACTTACCCCGCGTATATGTTATGCCCACTGATATTGGCTACAACAAAGTCCAGCTTTCGGAACTGGCTGAAGCATTTCGAGTTTTCAGTCAGGGCGGACGTGTATTTGCTCGGTACAACAATTCTACCTATCAGGTACTTCAATGTCATAGAGATCACATTGACAATATGAGTGATATGCTCTGCATGACAAACGGTTCCAGTTTCCTTATGTGGCATATCTACCGTGGCTGGACCGGCTATGCCACAGATCATTTCATCATCACAACAAATCCATTCTACAGCAACGATGGATCTTCAGCTGACTATAAAAAGTATAAATTTACGGTGGACAAAACTGGTGCATTGATTGCAACCGATGTTACTGGGCAGCTGTAACAATCCAAAACAAATGGAGGAATAATTATGTTTGAAAAAGTTAATCCCGCCCACCCCGATAAGGTGGCGGACAGAATTGCTGGTGCCGTAGTGGACATCGCATACGACACTCAGATTGACCCCAGGGTTGCTGTGGAGGTTCTCATCGGTCATGGCATATGCCATATCATTGCGGAAACCTCTGCCGCCATTAACAGAGAAAAAGTTACTGCCGCAGTGCAGCGGATCGCTGGCAATTTGGAAGTTGACCTGGTAGTTGTTCCCCAGGACGCACACCTTGCTCGTAACCAGGAGGATGCCATCCGCTGCGGCGATAACGGTATTTTCAAGGGTGTACCTATGACCGATGAGCAGAAGCACCTGTCCTGCATCGCTCGGAACATATATGAAAAGCACCCCTTTGATGGCAAGTACATCCTGGACGGTGAAAAGCTGACCATTTGCCAGAGCAGAACAGCTTCTGACACCCTGCGTTTTCAGTATCCTGGTGCGGTGGTTAATCCGCTCGGTGACTGGAGCGGCGGCACGGATGTTGACACCGGTGCTACCAACCGCAAGCTGGGCAGCGATATGGCCGACTCCGTAACTGGCGGTGGTCTCCACGGCAAAGACCTCTCCAAAGCTGATGTCAGCGTGAATATCTACGCTTGGCTCAAGGCACAGGAAACTGGAAAGCCTGTGGAGTTCTGTTGCGCCATTGGTGATGAGACGGTCGGTGGCATTCCCTACGAGGAAATCGTGGAAACGGCAAGAGCCTACATCAAGTCCGTTGGTGGCTTTGAGGCCTTTGCCGAGTGGGGTCTCGTATGATTTTTGAGAAAAAGAATACGGCAGACCTTCTGCCTGCCGACTATAACCCCCGCAAAGACCTCAAGCCCGGTGACGCGGAATACGAAAAGCTGAAACGCTCGATTGAGCAGTTCGGATATGTGGAACCCGTCATCTGGAACAAGACCACCGGCCGTGTGGTTGGCGGTCATCAGCGTCTGAAGGTGCTGATGGATATTGGTATGACTGAAGTGGACTGCGTTGTGGTGGAGATGGATGAGGGCAAGGAAAAAGCCCTCAACATCGCCCTCAACAAAATCAGCGGTGATTGGGACAAGGATAAACTTGCTCTGCTCATTGCTGACCTGCAGGGTGCTGACTTCGATGTGTCCCTCACTGGTTTCGAGCCTGCCGAGATCGATGACCTGTTCAAGGATACCCTCAAGGACGGTGTCAAAGATGATGATTTCGATGTAGGCGCAGAACTGGAAAAGCCCACTTTTTCCAAGGCGGGTGATATCTGGACACTCGGCCGCCACCGTCTCATCTGCGGTGACAGCACCAAGGCTGAAACCTATTCTGCTTTGATGGGCAGCACCAAAGCCAACCTGGTTATCACCGACCCTCCCTACAATGTCAACTACGAAGGCAGCGCAGGCAAAATCAAGAACGACAACATGGCAGACGATGCCTTTTATAATTTCCTCCTGGATGCGTACACGCAGATGCACTCTGCAATGGCGGATGATGCTTCCATCTATGTGTTCCACGCAGACACTGAGGGTCTGAACTTCCGCAGGGCTTTTGCCGATGCGGGTTTTTATTTGTCCGGCTGTTGCATCTGGAAAAAGCAGTCCCTTGTGCTTGGGCGCTCTCCTTACCAGTGGCAGCACGAACCCTGTCTGTACGGTTGGAAGAAAAACGGCAAGCACCAGTGGTACACCGGCAGGAAGGAAACCACCATCTGGGAATTTGATAAGCCCAAGAAGAATGGTGATCACCCGACCATGAAGCCGATCCCGCTCCTGGCGTATCCCATCATGAATTCCACCATGAGCAATGCGGTAGTGCTTGACCCCTTTGGCGGCTCTGGCAGTACGCTCATTGCCTGTGAGCAGACCGACCGCATCTGCTACACCGTGGAACTTGATGAAAAGTTCTGCGACGTCATCGTGAAGCGTTACATTGAGCAGGTCGGCGGTTCTGATGGTGTGACCGTTCAGCGTGACGGTCTGACCTACAAATTCACAGAGGTTTGCGATGAGAGTGGCGGTAATTGATGCCGACCTCATCGGTCGCAAACGGCATCGCTTTCCCAACCTGGCCTGCATGAAAATATCGGCACACCACAAGGCAATCGGTGATGCAGTGGAACTAAAAACGGATTATGACAGCCTCGCTGATTATGATGCCGTTTACATTTCCAAAGTGTTCACCGATACGCCAGTGCCGGATGCGGTCTTAAAACTGGATAATGTCAGCTATGGAGGCACGGGCTTTTATTACGATAAGGCACCGTGCCTTTCTGCTGCCATCGAACACCAGAGACCAGACTACCATCTGTACGATGCCTGGGTGCGGGAGCAGTTGGATCATGGCGGCAAACGCAGCGAATACGCATACTACACCGATTACTCCATTGGGTTTCTGACCCGCGGCTGTTTTCGCAAGTGTGCCTTCTGCGTCAATCAGAACTATGACCGCGTTTATACACACAGTCCTCTTTCTGAGTTTCTTGATACAACACGTCCGAAGATTTGTCTGCTTGATGATAACTTTTTCGGCTCTCCTCGTTGGAAGGATCTGCTCCTGGAACTTCAACAGACGGGAAAGCCATTCCAGTTCAAACAGGGCTTGGATGAACGGCTGCTGACCGATGAGAAGTGCGAATTGTTGTTTTCCAGCAAATATGACGGCGACTACATTTTCGCTTTCGACAACGTGGCAGATGCCGATACCATCGAGAAGAAAATCACCCTGGCTCGGAAATACACCAATGCCGTACTGAAGTTCTACTGCTTCTGCGGTTTTGATCGTAACGGCATATGGGACGCAGATTTCTGGCGGCAAGACATCTTCGATCTGCTGCGGCGCATCCGGCTTTTGATGCAGCACCGCTGTCTGCCGTATGTGATGCGGTTTGCACGGTACACAGAAAGTCCCTACCGAGGTATGTATGTCACCCTGGCTCGTTGGTGCAATCAGCCTGGGTTCTTCAAAAAGAAGAGCCTGCGTGAATTCGCCGATGCCAATGGTGTGAATAGTGCCTGTTACAAATATGTGCGCGACTTCGAGACAGAACATCCCGACGCCGCACTTTACTTTGATATGAAATTCGAGGGAAATGAATATGAAGCAAAACCTTACCCTGGGCAGTCTCTTTGACGGCTCCGGTGGGTTTCCTTTGGGCGGCTTGATTTCCGGCATTACCCCTGTGTGGGCATCGGAGATTGAGCCGTTTCCCATTCGGGTCACCACCAAGCGTCTGCCCTTTATGAAGCATTACGGTGACATCTCCCAGATGGATGGCGGGAAGATCGAACCCGTGGATATTATCACCTTCGGTTCACCCTGCACGGATATGTCCGTTGCCGGACGCAGAGCCGGACTGGAAGGACAGCAATCTGTGCTGTTCTACCAAGCCATCCGCATCATTAAGGAAATGAGGTGTGCCACCAATGGCAAATATCCAAGATACATCGTGTGGGAGAATGTCCCCGGCGCCTTCTCCTCAAACAGCGGTGAAGACTTCAAGGCAGTCCTCGAAGCGGTCATCGGCGTTGCAGAACCGGAAACCCAGGTGCCTATGCCTGAGAAAAGTCGATGGCCCTATGCCGACTGCTACATGGGAGACGGATGGAGCGTTGCTTACAGAGTTCTTGACGCTCAATTCTGGGGAGTTCCCCAACGAAGAAAACGCATCTACCTTGTCGCAGATTTTGCAGGTG